CAACTGATTCCGGTTCGGATGCTGAGCTTTTTGGTGACATATTTACACCGACAAATTTTCGAACCAATTTGTTTCGGCCACGCTATGGCCATCATCAGGGAGGTTAATCCCCAAAAGCACTCAGGATAGTTGGGACTTTGCCCAACCCTTTAGGTAATGGAGGGAGATACTCACCATCAGAAACTTGTTCAGCCCATTTGGCCCAGTTAGGGTTAATAGCTTTGACAAGCGATAAAAATGGTGTTGTCACTCCCTTCAATTCTGCTACTGGCTCAAACACTTCTTCAAACTTTTGTAGGTCTACATTAGATGGGTCAGAGTTAGCACTAATGAAACGCAAACTTTCAATTGTTGAACGTGTAAGCTTGCTTATGCTAATGGTTGATTGTTCTGACACCACTCCTGCAGCTGTGTAGTCAAAAGGGGTGTATTCGTCATCATCGTTAGGTAAAGGCATCCTTTCCTTCGACAACCTACTAATAATCAGTGGTTGCAGGTTGTCCATGAAGATAGCCAAGTCCTTGGCAAGCTTTGAATCAGTCACACTGTCAAAATGTGCATCTTTTTCATTGCCATCGAGGACTTTCCTAATATACCCTGGATTGACAAAATTCACAATGTGAGGAGATATTCCAGTCTCCAACCAAGCAAAAATTTGTTCAGGTGAGCCTACCACACTTCCTGGGTCATTATGCGACCTAACGTGTGGAGTCCGGTAAACCCATGCAGTCCCATTATTTGTCCTACCAGTTCTGCCTGCCCTTTGGGCAATGGTCTGGGATGTTAGTCGATACCTGGACACTTTTGAATCGAGACCATCAGACACAATCGATATGTCATGGTCCCATGTGATCACTGTATCGACATTTGGTAACGTCATCCCTGCATCTGCAACAGATGTGGATATAATGACATCCCATTTGTCAGTATCTGATGGGGCTTCTGTCTTGGAATGCAATAGGTAGCACTTCCGCTTTAGCCGCTCAGCAAATTTTCTCCCACCAATCACGGATGGGACAAAAATTAAAACTTTAGCATTGTGCCATTGATTTTCAATGAAGTCCTTTGACCAGCTCAAATAGGCATCTTCTGCTTTTCGCAGGTCACTAACTTCATTATTGACAACCTCTTTTGTTTGCACTGTCCACAACCTAGCAGTTTCCAAGTTTACACTTTGGGCACTTGCTTTGATTAAATGTTCGGTGGGAGTTGCTGTTACAAAAATGCAAGGTTGGCCCAGTTTCTTCAAAAAGTCAATTAGCAGCATATAGGCTGGTTCACATAAGTGGGCTTCATCAACAATGATCAAGTTATGAGGTGACATGGCCTTCGAGCTTAAAAAGAAACTCTGAGGAGTCATGTACCAAACTTTAGCCCTCTCGTCTAAATCCAGTCCTGTGGTTGACCCAGAACAAGACATGCCGAATGCAGTCTTCATGTAATGGGTTAACCCAGTAACTAAGAGAGACCTAGGCTCAATGACCACAATTTTATGCCACATATGTCCTGTTGTCAACAACAAGTGATTCACCATTGCTGTTGACTTTCCTGTCCCTGTAGGTGCTGATATTAAAAGCGGCCCCTCAAGGTCACGAATGTTGCGTGCAGCATGGGTGACATCCTTGTAATTTGGAGGGATGTGACTCCAGATAGTGACTAAAAAGAATTGTAGGATAGCATCCCACCACAAATTCAAGTCAGGCAATCTGATGGCACGTAAAATTCCAAACCAGTCAGGAATCACAATAAAGTTCAACAAAAACACAACAGCCATATCAACCAATCCGAAGTTTAGATTTCTTTGCTCTAGTTGTAAATGGCCGTTGAGAATGAATTGTAGAGACCCTATTTTCCGAGCAACTGACATCCACTTGGTGATCCCTGGGGCCCGTTTGCCGAATCTAACCTTGTAGAAACAAAACAACCAGTGGCGGACCAATAAGGACGAATAATTTGCCCTGCCCATGCCTAGCCCAAACACTGTGGGGTCAAGGAAGTCATAGGCTGTCCGGCGAACAACCCTGACTGCCTCAGCCTCTGTCACAATCTGATTGCTACCCACAAGTAAATCAATAGGCCATGAAAGCTGGTCCTTCAACTTATCCTGGATGGTTCTCATGTACCCATAGTTGAAAATTTGTGGATTGAGGAAGTCAGGAACTAAAGCCAAAGTCCCGAGGAGGGTGTCACCCAACGTGACAGACCCATAATGCAACGGGACTCCTTTATGTTCCGCTTCCTCCAAAAGATCGGACAACTCTTTCTCAGCATGTCCTTCATGGCCCTTGTTGGAGTACCACGCAGCCATGACTTGCTTATAAGTTGGTATTGGGGTGGGCCTAGCCAAAAGCCCCCTTCGAAGAGATGATGACCTGGTTAAAATAGTCTTAATTTCATTATAAATATCTGGGTGATGAGCTGTCAAGCTCATATATGAAATTAAACGGCGGGCCCTGTAAACAGGGTCGAATGTAACCAGAGGGGCCACCATTTTCCCAACCAACTTTTCCTTATTGTGCCAAACAATTCGTGAAGGAACCTTCAACCCTAACTGCTGAAAGTCCCTCATATCTTGTCTGTTTGGCTTCCTTGAAAACTTCGAAAGAAACTCGATCTTAGAAAGCGGTTTGGACACCATGTTATTTGTGACTCCCCAACGTTTCATGACCTTTTGAATATTGGTCATATTCCAAGTGGGTGGCTTTGTTGCAAGCACAGACAACACATGATCGTCCCCATAGCATGATAGCTCATTGAAATGTTTAAACTCACGTGCACTTAGCCCTGTTAATTCCCTCCACGCCATGAGGTAGAGGGTTACTAATGCTAGAGAGTTATCAGTGGTGGTGGATGAGTGGCCTGTTGTCAACCCTTCTCCTTTGGCATAAATATTGCCAGTAGATGTGGTATTCAGGGCCTGATGTTTCACCATGATATAATTAACATCAATGAGTTCACAAATCCTTTCATAGTCCTTGTGGTGTTCAAAGCCTTTCTTACGAACTGCCTTGATCATTTCTTGGACTTTCCCAGTTATTGTTGAGTCAAACTCACTCATGTCACCCTCATAATGGTGCTGGCACCGTGCGTGGTTAGCAAATATGTCAGCCATATGGTAACCATTTAACGGTGCACCAACCCTTATGGGTGTAGTCTCCCATTTAAAATTGTGATTTGGGGCATAATTCCAGATTGTTGACAAAATGTATTGAGAAATAGGACTGCCTATAACGGTCCGAATTTTATCTCTAGCCCATTTCCTTTCTGGAAGTGCTTCCCCCTTAACACTCACAGCACTTACCGGTATGATTTGTGCTGCAACTTCAAAAGTTCTCCTCCACAAATCCTTGAAGGCACGCATGCCACCAATATCCCTAATGAAATGGGAGCGGCGGTATTTGCGCCTTCTCTTCAATGGGTCAGCCATAAAGGCCCCCAACCCAAACTTCTTTTCCCACATTTGGATAATGTAATTAAATGGTGTTAGTCGTGATTGTTTAAATATGTCACCCACCATGAACCACACGTCCTCTATTGGCAAGTCCGGGTATGAATACCGTGGAGAATGAAAATACCGACTAGTAGCTTCAATCTCATTTTTGATTGAAGCATAGCTTTCAGCACGTCGGTATTCTAGAGCATGGATCCTCAACTTGTCGAGTTGATGGTCCACATGTCCTTTAATATTATGTATTCCCTGTTGCCAATCAGTCCCAGAAATGACCCATTCCTTCCAAGACTTAACAGCAGGGTCAGATAAGTCAGGGTCTTTTAAATCCACATTTATTGGCCAACCAAGACTTGCCATGAGGTCCTTTGATTCTTGAATGGACTCAACAGTTGGCACAGTTCGGAAGCCTCTGCGAATGTAATGTGGCAACCCCAGCTCAGAAACCACTATAGCCAATTGCATGCTAACCTGGTTCAAATGGCTTTGAAACGACCTGAAAGTATTTTCATTCTTAAAGGCCTTTTTGGAAGTGAACTTGACCCCATATAAATGCAAGTCTAAAGCTTGCACAGTGAAGTCAACCAATAGCCCAGTAATGCGCCATTTTACCCATTCAATAAATGGGGTTGGCTTGTCAGAGTCGATCCAAGCACCAGCAGCCCTTGACACATTAACTACAACGTTGATTGTTTGGCCAACCAACCCATCTGGCAACGACCAAATCAATCCAATCATGCCCAGGTATGCCCAGAACAATCTGAGCTGCAGATTCACAAGTTTCTTGGTGAAGGACAACCAAACCCAACAAATCAAATATGACACGCCAAATGGGCCAGCAAATGATGTGTTGACGAGGTAATCCAACCACACAACAAACTTTGACCATAAACGAGAGCAACCTTGCCATACCAACAATGCAGGGTCTTTCTCATCCATGTCTTCAACTTCCCCCAATCTAGCCAGCAAGTGGGCTAATGACAATGACATCTCACTAGATGCTGCCATTACGACCCGAATGAAGCAATCCTTTGTTAACGGCACAGTGGAGAAAGTATTAACATTAGGCTCATACCATAAGGCATCGTCTGGGCCTCTGAGTTCAATTAGTCTTTTCTCAACACTAACCTGGTGTTTGAAGGACCGCACCCAAATTGTGAAAATCAATGGAAAAGCAAAAGCGCCGACCATAGAATCAACAATTGGGGCACCAAAAACAATGAAAAAGGCCCCAGCAAAAGGGA